ACAAAGGTGCATTGGCTCGTGATATTTTGGGCAAATATCAACTGGCCTATGAAAATTTACCTATGTGGTTACAACAAGGTATCGTTACATGGAACAAGGGTAACGTAGAACTGGAGAACGGTTCTAAGATTATCGCTGCATCCACATCTAGTTCCGCCATTCGTGGTGGTTCTTTTAACATAGTATTCTTAGATGAATTTGCTTTCGTTCCAAATAATATTGCAGAAGAATTCTTTAACTCTGTTTACCCTGTAATTTCATCAGGTAAAAAGACAAAGATTATTATTGTTTCCACTCCAAACGGTATGAACCTGTTCTACAAGTTGTGGATGGATTCGATTAACAAGAAAAACAACTACGTTAACTTCCAGATTCATTGGTCACATGTACCTGGCCGTGATGAGAAATGGAAAGAAGAAACAATTCGTAACACCTCTGAACGGCAGTTCTCACAGGAGTTTGAAACAGAATTCTTGGGTTCATCAAACACACTTATTTCTGGTTACAAGTTACAACAACTGGTATATAATGATCCGGTTGCCAACCACGATTTATTAAAGATATATGAGCATCCAGTCAAAGAAGGCATCAACGAATCTAAATCGGACCACCTATACTGTATCACAGTTGACGTTTCTGAAGGCAAAAATTTAGATAGTTCTGCGTTCTCAGTAATTGATATCTCGCAGACACCATATAAACAGGTTGCAACCTACAGCAGTTCATCTATTACACCTATTCTTTTTCCAACTGTCATCTATAATACGGCCAGATACTACAATGATGCGTATGTTTTGGTGGAAATTAACAACAATCCACAGGTTGCAGACTCATTACATACAGATTTTGAGTATGAGAACCTATGGAAAATCTTTACAGGCAATAAAAAACCACAACAATTATCGGCCGGGTTTGCTCGTGGTGTTCAGATGGGACTGAAGATGTCTCCTCAGGTCAAGGCAATTGGTTGTTCAAACCTTAAAACTCTAATCGAAGGAGACAAACTTCTAATTAATGATTTCGATACATATTCCGAATTGACCACTTTTGTGCAGCAGAGGAATTCTTTTAGTGCTGAAGATGGTGCAAATGACGACTTAGTAATGTCTCTAGTGATATTTTCATGGGTAACTACACAACAATATTTCAAAGAAATTGTTAATCACGACATTCGTAAACAGATTCAATTGGAAAATATGAATCAAATGGACGATGATGTTCTACCTGCACCTATCATTGAGGATGGTCTAGAACATGATTTCGAACTTATGGGTGGTGATTTATGGGAACGAGCAGACAGTGGGGAAACATACGGCTCGTTTATGAGGAACAGACTAGAAAGGTTATAAAACCAGCCTTTCATAAATACTCTTATGGTATTTTGCCAAAAGAACATAATAATTCAAGGAGAATAAAATGGCATTTCAAATCTCTCCAGGCGTAAATGTAGCTGAGGTCGATGCAACAACCGTTGTACCCGCAGTTCAACAAACCGCTGGTGCATTTGCTGGAACATTTCAATGGGGTCCAGCAGACAAAGTAAAACAAGTAGACAGTGAAATAACACTCGTTAGTACATATGGTAAACCAAATGCTGATTCAGCAGTATCTTTCTTTACTGTGGCAAATTTTTTGTCTTATGGCAATAATTTAAATTTGGTTCGTTCAGTTGGTGCATTAGCAAACAATGCAACCGATGGCAGTACATTAAATGTACAAATTAAAAATGAAGATGATTATGAAGCTTCATATCTTTTAACTAATAACGGTAATGATTATGGTCCGTTTGCGGCCAGATATCCTGGTGTTTTAGGAAACTCAATCTCTATTGCTGTTTGTGCGAACACAGCGACATATAGCACATGGACATACAAGAACTATTTCACATCGGCACCAGGAACATCAGATTTTGCTGATTCTGTTAATGGTGTAAATGATGAGATGCACATCGTTGTTATTGACCAAGATGGTTTGTTTACCGGTTCTGCTGGTTCAGTCTTAGAAACATATGGTTTTGTATCTGCGGCATATGATGCAGTTATTAATGGTCTAACTAACTATTATAAACAAGTTATTTTTAATAACTCAAAATATGTTTATGCAATGGATCCAGTTAACTATGCAACAACAAGTGCCACATGGGGCCAATCCGCAGCAGGTAGAACTTTTGCAAATCCAGCAACAAATCAGGTAATTAATTTAAGCACAGGTTCAACCGTGGCACCTACAGATGGTAACATTAGTTCTTCTTATGATTTGTTTTCAAATAAAGAAAATATTGATGTGTCATTAATTTTAACTGGTGGACATTCAGTTACAGTTCAACAATATGTTATCGACAACATTGCTGTTGGTCGTGGAGATTGTGTTGCTTTTATTTCACCACGTTACGTTGACGTTGTTAATAAATCAGGAAGCGAAACAACCAACATTCAAAGTTGGTTAACAACACTATCAAGAAGTTCTTCTTATGTTATGGCCGATTCTGGTTGGAAATATCAATTTGACAAATACAATAACACATATCGTTGGATACCATTAAACGCCGACATTGCTGGTCTATGTGTATACACAGATAACATTCGTGATCCATGGTTCTCACCAGCAGGTTACAATCGTGGTGCAATTAAAAACTGTATCAAATTGGCATGGAATCCAAACAAATCATTCCGAGACACACTATATGCAGCAGGCGTTAATCCAGTTGTATCATTCCCAGGTCAAGGAACAGTATTGTTTGGTGATAAAACTTTGTTGGCCAAGCCTTCTGCATTCGATAGAATCAACGTTCGCCGTTTGTTTATTACACTTGAAAAGGCAATTGCACAAGCTGCCAAATATTCAATGTTTGAATTGAACGATGAATTCACAAGAGCACAATTTATTGCTCTAGTTTCACCATTCTTGCGTGACATTCAAGGTCGCCGTGGTTTGACAGATTTTAGAGTTGTTTGCGATTCAACAAATAATACACAACAAGTTATTGATAGTAACCAATTCGTTGGAGATATCTACCTTAAACCTGCACGTTCAATCAACTACATTCAGTTGAATTTTGTCGCTGTTGGTACTGGTGTTGATTTCGTAACAATCGTTGGCGCAGCTTAATAAATAAACGATAGGAGAAAACAATGTCATTTAATGTAGCAGAATTCAGAGCAAATATGATTGGTGACGGTGCCCGTCCAAATCTATTCTCTGTCTCTTTAATATTCCCATCAAGCGTAACAAACGCAACAGTTGCTGGCCAAAAAATAACTTTTATGGCCAAAACAGCTCAACTACCAGGTTCGTCAATCGGTACTGTACCAGTATTTTACTTCGGGCGTGAAATGAAGTTTGCTGGTAACAGAACGTTTACAGACTGGACATTAACAATTATTAATGATGAAGATTTTGTCATCAGAAATTCTTTAGAGAATTGGATGAACGCAATCAATAGTCATTCAGGTAATCTAAGAAGTGCATCAGCAAGAAATTCTAACGGATATGCTGTTGATGCAAGTGTTATTCAATATGGAAAAACAGGCAACGAATTAAAGAGATATAAATTTGTTGGCACATTTCCATTAGACTTAGCACCAATCGACCTAGATTGGAGTTCAAATGATGCAATTGAGGAATTCACTTGTACATTTGCATATCAATTCTGGGAAACAGACACAACAACTTGATATATGCGGGAGACCCTATTGGGTCTCCTATGTTTTTTTGATTTTATAATTACACACAAACCATGGCAAACAACAACAAATTTTCACTATTTGGCTTTACAATCTCTCGTCAAAAGGATGAGGAAGAAGGCCTTGGCCAGCAGTCATTTGCGCCTCCAACGCAAGATGATGGGGCATTAACTATTACATCTGCCGCATACTACGGCACTTATGTCGACCTTGACGGTACCGCAAAGAATGAGGTAGAACTTATTTCTCGTTATCGTGAAATGGCAATGCAACCTGAAATTGAATCTGCGATAGATGATATAGTTAATGAAGCCATTGTACAAGACGATGATGGTAAAATAACACAAATCGTTTTAGATGATTTGAAAATTAACGATAAGATTAAGAAAGCCATCAAAGAAGAATTCAATAACATCTTACGTTTATTGAGTTATAAGAATATGGCTCAAGATATTTTCCGCCGTTATTATGTGGATGGTAGAATGTATTATCACATGATTATTGACCGTGAGAAGCCACAAGAAGGTATTAAAGAACTTCGTTACATCGACCCACGTAGATTACGTAAGGTTCGTGAAATGAAGAAACAAAAAGATGAAAGAACTGGTGCAGACCTTATGCAGCCAGTAAACGAATACTACATCTACAACGACAAGGTTGTTAGCGGTAGTGCATCCAATTTTGGTCCTGTTGGTGTTCGCATCACAACAGACTCTATCATTTCGGTGGTGTCTGGCCTTATGGACTCTCGCCGTGCAGTTGTTCTGAGTTATCTACATAAGGCAATTAAGCCTTTGAATCAATTGCGTATGATTGAAGATGCAACAGTCATCTATCGTATCTCAAGAGCACCAGAACGCAGAATCTTTTACATTGACGTTGGTAACTTACCAAAGTTAAAAGCAGAACAATACCTGCGTGACATTATGGTCAAGTATAAAAACAAACTTGTTTATGATGCTAACACAGGTGAAGTCCGTGATGACCGTAAATTCATGTCTATGATGGAAGACTTTTGGTTACCACGTAGAGAAGGTGGCAAAGGCACAGAGATTACCACACTACCAGGTGGACAGAACCTAGGTGAGCTGGAAGACGTTAAATACTTTCAGAAGAAACTATATGGTGCCTTGTGCGTTCCAGTCTCCAGGTTAGAACCTAATCAAGGGTTCTCACTTGGCCGTTCATCAGAAATTACCCGTGATGAATTAAAGTTTTCCAAGTTTGTTGATAGACTACGTAACAAATTCTCAGAAGTGTTTAATCAGGCATTGCGTGTGCAGTGTGTATTAAAAGGTATCTGTACAGACGAAGAATGGAATCTATTTAAAGAAGATATACATTATGATTACATCAAAGATAATAACTTCTCAGAATTAAAAGAAGCTGAATTGATGACTCAAAGATTGACTCTACTTCAATCAGTTGATCCATATACAGGTCGTTATTTCTCACAAAATTGGATTCAACAAAATGTGTTGCGTTTGACTGATGATGAAATTACTCTGATGCAAAAAGAAATAGATAAAGAAAAAGAAGATGGACTTGGATTGCCAGTGGCTGTAACAAATGATATTGCTTCACAACAAATGGCAGCACAAGTTCAGACCGACCAAATGGTACAACAATCAGAATTGATGCCTGATCCTGCACCGGCCGGTGGTTCTAGTGGTGGTAGTTCTGGTGGTGGTTCTTCAAAATCAGCACCAGCAAAAAGTAAATCGAAAGGTTCCAGTGGTTCAAAATCAGTTAAAGGTGACCTCAGCTTAGAAGAAGTTGAAACAACATTTACCAGATTGAAACGCATTTTATAATTAGGAGATAACATGGAAACATCAAGACAAATCGTAGATTACGCAGAGACAGACAACGCAATTGAAATGCGTAACGCATTATACTCTGCACTACATGATAGAGTTAGAGCTCATATTGAGACACATAAAGTTGAAGTTGCAAAACAACTAATGAATCCAGAAGATACAGAAGGTGCAACTGCTGAAGATGAAGTTCTCTATGCAGCTGAACCAAGTGAAACTTAATTTTGACGCATTGGTATAAATATTATTCAAACAATAACAGGAATTACAAATGGCAAATTCATTTACATATCAAGTAATAAAAGATACGACAGAACATGCGGTTATTAAATTAACCGGATCGTTTGATGGTTCAAGTGGCCAAGAAGCAAATGCTGTGCGTATTCAAGCGAACACACTATATGGTGCAATGGATACATCTAAAGGCAATTTACTTACCAGTGCCGCTAATACTGGTGCATTAGGTTTTTATGGGTTATCTTTATATCGTTTATGGTATGATTGTGCTGCAGGCGGTGATGTAACACTATCTTGGAATGCATCAACAGCAATGCCTTTATTTGTTATGAACGGTAACGGAGAATATGATTCTGCTGGTAACTGGGTAACAATACCAAATAATGCAAAAGGAACTTCAGGTTGCAAAGGTGATATTGGTGTGACTACCAGAGGCATGGCCGTAAATGATAGTTATACAATGATTTTAGAATTGCGTAAAGACAATGAACACTATCAACGTGGTCAATTGAGTGATCCAGCCGCATTTAATTATGGTTCATATGGTTTAAGACCTTAATCAGAAAGACTACAATGAAACTCATTAGAGAACTTAGCGAATCAGTACAGTACTTAACGGAAGAAAAAGACGGAAAGAAAACTCTTTTTATTGAAGGTCCGTTTTTAGTTGCAGAAGCAGTTAACAAAAACAAACGCATGTATAAAGAACAAACCATGCGTAATGAAGTTAACCGTTACAGCGAAGAATATATTAATAAAAATCGTGCCTTTGGTGAACTGGGACATCCAGACACCCCTTCCATTAATCTTGACCGTGTGTCTCACTTAATTGTTGGTCTACGCCAAGAGGGAAATGCTTGGATAGGCAAAGCAAAAATTCTTGAAACCCCTATGGGTAACATTGCAAGAAATCTTATTGAAGGCGGCGCACAACTAGGTGTGTCATCAAGAGGTATGGGTTCTCTTAAAATGGAAAACGGCATCAATGTCGTTCAAGGAGACTTTCATCTGGCCACAGCGGCAGATATTGTAGCAGATCCTTCTGCGCCAGGTGCTTTTGTACAAGGCATTATGGAAGGTAAGGAATGGATGTTGGTTAACGGTATATGGACCGAACAACAACATGATGTTGCAAAGCAAGAAATTAAGCAAGCATCTAGCAAAGAGATTGAAGCCGTAAGCTTAAAAATCTTTGAAAACTTCCTTAAAAAACTTTAAATATAAATATCCAATATAAATCAAGGAGATTCTCAAAATGGGAAAATTTAATCTGACAGACGCCGCTAAATC